CGGTTCCTTTTTCAAAAATCTCTTGTTTCCGTCTTTGTCTTCTTTGACAAAGGTATTATCGGTATACCAGAGCATTGATTTGTCGTTTTCGAAAATGAATCTTTCATTCGCAAATCCATCTTCAATGATTGGAGCTACCTTCGACTGTATTGCTCCTGGATTTCGCAAGAATTCATATTCAAAATCAGCTTCTTCCAGCAATGGTTTCAGCAGGTCCATTCGAAATCCGTCTGCGCAGACAATTTCGATATTGTACAGCTTGCGCCACTGAATCAATTTATCAACAAGTAATCTTGGATCTATACTTGGACCATCTACGATAGTGAAAAGCCCTTGCTCCTGCCATTCACGGATTGGAGCCTTAATCTTAAACATATCCAAGAATTGCTTTCTGGCAAAGCTGTGTTGCTTCCAGATAAATTCATCACCGTTTTTAAAAAGTAGACCAACACTGGCAAAGTCTCTGATGCTTGCGTAGTCGAAACCAGCGACACAAGATCTTCCTGAGAGATCTATGCCAGGGCTTCTCAATGCAGCCATTAACTTTTCACGAGTGGTCACATCTTTTTCAATGTCTGCTTCGGGCAGGTTCATCCGTTTTGTCATAAACTCTTGCCTGCCTGACGGTTCTAATTCCAAATCGTCATAGTCAGCTTTCGTTCTAGCTAATAGACGTTTAGCGTAAGGAGTTGTCTCGTCCAGCATAGGATTCGCTTTTGGCCAGTTAGTCATATCGTCCACTTCTTCCGGATCATCTAACTTGCAGATAAAAGGGAATAGGCGGAACTCGTCAAGCTCGCCATTCAAGATCTTCATAGATTTTTCAATCATCTTGTCGTAAAACCCTTCACGAACGTGTCCATTTGTACCGTTGTAAAAGGTTCGAGCATGGGCAATCTTACCAAGTCCTGATCGCTGGATTTTAACAGCAGAGTCATTTTCAAACTGGTGAATTTCATCGAATTCAAGGCAGCCATCACGGGCCGAGTCCATTGTCTTCGGGTTATTCGTCCGATAAGAAAAGACCGAGTTGTTTCCTCGGCCTGTAATGGACATTTTTGTTAAATAAAAATGATCTTCCAATCCTCTTCGCTGAACAGTTTCATAAACCTCCTCAAAAGATACTTTCCCCTGTTTCTCCGAATTGGCTGTGATCGTCACATCATAATCTCGAATTGGGTATAGTGGGCTGATAAAGAATGCATCTCGACTAGACATGAAACCATTCTTACCACCCCCACGGGCCAAAGTAAGAAGAAATTCATCAAATTGAGGTTCGCCATCTTCTTTCCTGAAAAGAAAGATGAACGGTGTCAAGAATTTTTGATATTTAGCAAGTGGAAAGAAATTCTTTTCAGTGAACTGAATATATTTTTCAATCAATTCATTGTGAAAATAAAGATCATCCCTTGGATATATCTTTTCTTTGATGATTTTGAATAGCAGTGAGCGCTCTTTGTTGACTTTGATTTTTCCAGATTCAGCAAGTTCGATGTATTCATCAATCAGAGGATGAGAAATCACAATAGATCACTTCCGTCTGATGGTGGTTTCTTCTCAACTGGTGAATTTTCAACCTCAAAGTCAAATGATCGCTCAATCGCTAGTAGCTGATTGCTGGTTGTATTGATTTCTTTGATCAACGAGTTCGCCTTTTGAAATCTTTGCTGACCGTTATGGACGGTTATAACTAAACCGTCTTGTTTGAGCCGTTCTTTCAATTCATACAGCAGACGGACCAGGTAGAGATAGCGATGAACTTTCTCGTACTGGATCGCATCTTTTTTTCGTGTGCTGAAATTGCCGATTTTGGAAAGTAACTGATTTTCCAATTCTTTTATATTTTTTTCTGAGTATTCTTCCATGAGCCCCCTCCCCCTTAAAAAATAGTGCTTTGCATTTGGACAATCGACCCCTCCCACCGGTTCCCAGAGACCGATTTTTTTCGATTTTTTTCGACCGGGGGGTCTTTGAATTTTTCAAAATTTTAAATTTTCATCCCCACCATTCGTCCGAACGAAAATTTTTATTTTGCAGTTTGGATGATTTGCGAAATTGGAAGCGATGATGTCGCTTGTTATGACACTCCTTGCACAGAGTACGAAGATTGTCTATATCTAAAGCAAACTCTGGATAATATTCCAGCTCTTTGATGTGATCGACTTCGAGGTTATCTGTAGTCACCTTCCCCTCATCTCGACACCAGACACATTCAAAATGATCTCGACTCATTGCTTCGAGTCTTAATTGTCTCCATGATTTTGAAAGATAAAACTCTCTGCGACTTTCTCTTGTCGAAACATCTACTTTCAATTCTCAAATCCTCTGTAACATTTCATACTTTCAATTATCTGTTTCTGAAATTCATTATATTATTTCTGAAAACTATGTTGTTTTTCTCTCTTGAATTAGACATATCTTATATTCTGTCTGATTCACACCAGATTAAAAAAGCCAGTAAAATAAATGAACAGCAGGTAACTAATAAAACTAATTAGCGTTTTACTCGTTTTGTCTAATTGATAACTATAAATCAAAATTAGACATGGCTTTATCTCGTTGATCTTGTCTAATCCCAATGTACCTCAGCGTAATTGCAGGAGATGAATGATTAAATAGATCCATGAGCATTGCCACGTCTTTAGTCTTTTTGTAGTAATGATAGCCAAATGTTTTTCTCATCGAGTGGGTGCCAATGTTTTCAATCCCACACTCGATAGCTGCGGTCTTCAATATCCAATCGACTGTCCGCCTGTCCAGTGGTTTGTTTTTTCCGATGCGACTTTGAAACAGATAATGATGCAGTGGCATATCTTTGATGTACTCTCTGACTTCTTTCTTCAGAGTCTTTGTCATCTTGAGCTGTTTCCTTTTTCCAGTCTTCTGCTCTTTTATTTTGATATACCAACCTTGCACATCTTTTACTCGTATTCGCAGTATGTCTCCTACACGCAATCCGGAATTTATGCCAAATAAAAAGAGCAAGTAGTTCCGCTCATTCCATTCTCGCAGATATTCCTTCATTGCTTGGATATCGTCTTTGTCACGAATAGGATCCACAATGTTCACAGTGTCACCTCCTTTCACGTTAAAATAAAAAAGCCAGCATTGCTGACTTACACTTATTGAGAATACAGGATTCGAACCTGTGTCCCTGGATTAAAAATCCAGTGCTCTTGTCCAAATTAAGCTAATTCCCAACCAATTTTCTATAAGGAGACCTCTCTTCGGTTTTACCCGATGATATAATTTTACCACCTTATTTTTAAATTTTTTCCACACTTTCGACTGTATTTTTAACTTTTTTCCAAATTAATATTAATCTTAGTGTTCACAGATAGTTCATAGATTTTCTTTTCTAGTCCGCTAAAGAATGGCTCAATCACTTCCTTGTAGGCAAGAGATTTACTGCAATGTAAGTATTTGATTGATGCTCCCTCCACAGTTAGAGTTCCATCAATGTATACTTCTTTGATTGCTGCCCATTGTTTTTCGGGTGTCAAAATTTTGATAGTGCTGATTGCTTCTCGAAGTAGTTCGAGACGATGCAGTTCTGGATCCGATTCTTTCTTGATGATATCGGCCAGCGCTTTCGGTGTCATTACCTTATTACTCTTGATCCCTGTATTTGGATCGGTTGGTTTCCAAGGTACTTCAATTTCTTCGATACGTTCCTTAATTTCTTTTTCAAACGGATACTGCTTCAAAGCTAGTATTAAATACCCATACCTGCTTCTTAAATTCATTTACCAACCTCCCTGCAGTATACTTCTATAATTCCATTCAATCCTAAACTTTCACGGTAAGCAAGCGCCTCGGATCTAGCAAGGAATTCTTTCTCTGTATACTTTGCTAAGTGTTTAGGACCGCTCCAACTTGATCGTCCATGATATTTCCTAACAACATATACCCTCATTTATTGTCCTCCACATCAATGATATGATCAATAATACGCTTTAAATCTCTAATATTGTCAAATGGCAGTACTGCATCGTGCAGATCTTCAAAGTATGAATCGGTTACAAAAAACTTTTCCCCAAGTATAGCTATCTCTAGCTTGCCATTTATTTGGGCAATAGATAGAATTCTGTTCGCTCGCATTGGTATATGTACATTATCCAAACTCATCATTTCTCCTTTCTGTTTTTAAACGCAATCACACCGGCCCAGATCAAGCCAGAGATCCAGACCAATGCGAATAATAAATAGATAAAGTTTTGTAGGTTCATGTTAATTCCCATCTATTTGTTATACAGTATTACATTGCTTGAGTGAGTGTAATATTCCTCGCCATTTTCAAAAGTTACACGAATGCTATCTTGTCTGTCATATTTCGCCCATTGCTTTACTTCACCTTCGACAATTCGTCCGTCAACTAGTCTGATTTTTGCGTATTTGAAAGTAAAAGTTGTTCCAAGAATATCTTTATTTCCACACCCCGATAGTGTTATAAAAGACAAACAAACAAAAACTGTGATCAATAATTTTTTTATCATATTCCTACCTCTTCCTCTTATGCTTCATTCAAGTACTGGTTAAATACACATTCGTCAAGAACTCCATTCTCAATTAAATTCTCAACAGCAATTTCAATTTTAATCAAACGATTTAATTCTTTATTTGGCAAGGATGCCATAATAACTTCTTCCATTTACTCCACCTCCGACACAGTTATGTTGAACGTGTGACCGTCTAAAACAAACTTTCCATTGCTCCCCAAAATATTATCATCTACGATAATTGCTTTTGCTGTATCTACTACAAGCTTTCCTACTTGTAATGCAAACACAAAATCGTCTATCTTGGGCATTTCTCGTTTTTTCATCATTTTGCCACTTGATGGTTGAGGGTAGCTCATCCAGAAAACTACGTCTTCATCAGTGTTCTCGAAACCAATTCCTTCCCCATAATCAACCCAAGTATCTGTTATTATCTGCTTTGTCGTTGGATTATAGACAAGGACTTCTTCATCAATTTCTGGAGTTTTACCTTCCCAAACAAATTCAAAGCCACTATTAAAATATTCCTTTTCATCTTCAGCAATATTCCTTGTTGTTAATTTATTCCATTCATAAAGTGCCACAGTTATGTCTGATGTTCTTTTTTCAGTAGCCATTTTTTCCCTCGCTTTCACACAACAAACCCTACTTATCCCATATCATTTTAGCTACCACTAAAATCAAAATAGAAATTACTAGATCAGCTATTGCGGGCAGAAAGACATAGAACCAGCTCCAAGAGATTACACCTAACAATTTCAAAGCTATTAATAATAAAGTTAACCAACTAATAAATCCCATTATTTCACCTCTACTCTTTCTCCTGTGAATTTGTTTTCAAGATATCTAAACAGTTCATATTCTCCGTTGTTATACGAATAAACCGCCGTCGTTGTCTCTTCACACTGATTCTTAGTATATGGGTATCTGTTTGGTCGTGTCATCCTGTTACCTCCTACCTTTTGTTATTTTTCACTACATAAAAATATCACCATTACCCAGAAGCAAGACCACATAAGGTCCGAGAGCGACTTTAGAAACTGTTCTACTGTCATTCTGTTACCTCCAATAACTCTGGATTTTCGTAAATATTCCCGATAATTTTCTCATCACCAGTCCAAGCATATCCCTCTCTTATACCTTTTAGATATATAGCAGGCATACCTCCAATGTAAGTACCACCATATTCTTTTTCTATATATACTTCATGAAGGCAACCTCTTGTACATTTAATAATATCTCCGACAAAAACTTCCTTGCCGTTCTTATCATGCAAGCCTGTTGATTGCATGAGAATGATATTTTCATCTCTTGGTCGTAATTCGATTTCTTGGTTTCGATTTCTGTAAATTTCAGCCATACCATTCATGGTTTTTGTTTCCTTATCCCACGCTCTAAACTTTGGAATCATCTTGCACCTCCTCGAAATTTTTAAAAGTAAATCCAACTCCATACATCAACAAGTAACTTTGAAATCTTACAAAATCTTCAATCAATTCCGCTTCTTGCATATCGTATTCAGCAATTTCATTTAAAAAATATTCTATGTCGTCGTGTTGCACACTACCATAATCTGTTCTTGTGTGATTCATTTCAAATTCGTAACCATCTACATCTATTATGTAATGAATTCCATCTGTTGAATTTTCGTATTTATAATCTTTAATAATCATTCTTCCACCTCCTCTATCTCAATCCCCGGGCAATCAAACACCCAGCCAAAGTTGGCATCTTCAAGCTCTTTGCGGGTGTGTTTAGTACTGATTGCATCAGTCTCCACACAAGATTCAATAGTCCACTTATTTTCTCCCTTGTGGTAATTTAAGTAACTATTGTAATTGGTAATCCCAATAATCTTCACCAAATACCGCTTCTCTTTCTCGACTGTGTAGCCGAATTGGTGCATATTGATAAGTGTTTGTATTGGTTTGTTTCTTCCAAGATCAAGCCAGTTTTTAAAGTCACATTCTTCTTTCGTCTCCCAGTTGTATATATAACTCCAAAGATTATATTCTAAATTATTTTTACATTCTTCGTACCAATCCGCCACAAACTGCGGTACGACTGGTTTATTTAACTCTTGCCGAATTTTATCAGCATCTTTCAATTGCTGGCCAACATATTCGCCCTCAAACTTACCTTGATCGTATCCAGCCTTATATTTCAATGTTCCATAATCACTGCCCAGCTCATTTAAAATTTCGTTGAGCCATACTTCCTGTGAGTCAAGGTCTATACTCTTAATTCGTGCGATAACGTCTTTTAATTTGATTTTATTTTTATTGACCATTTGATCCGCGCTTATAACGCACTCTTTCGGTACTTCTACTCTTTCACCATCATCGAGGACCACAACGGTTCGTGGTAGATCATCTGTTGAATAAGTAAACCCGTCAAAAGTTCCATACAGTAAAACTCTAGTCCAATCTTTCATTTTATAAATCCTCCTTACAATACTCTTCCACAAGCTCATCTAACCATGACCACTTGTCAACATTATCAATCGGTTCTACATCTCTTTCTTGTAACCAAGCCGAGAAATTCACCACGTTATCAATATATATTGTGTCAAAATCGCCCCAATCCCAAACAGTCAGGTTAATCTCTGTTTTATTTCCGTTTTCATCTTCAACAGTGATTGAACCATTTTCAACCCAAGCAGTGCCAAAACATAACTCACAAGTCCCTGTCTGTTCTTTTTGTATATCTGATACATAATCAACAACTTTATACTTCATTCTTCCACCTCCTCAACCTCAAACAATGGGCTATTAAATACTTCTCCAAAGCCCGCTTCTTCTAGCTCTTTGCGAGTGTGAGTGGTTTTCGTGTAGCTATATTCAGTATCATTCCCCAAATACCAACTGCCCCTAATTTTATCCAGTTTAAACATCGTAAACTCTTTGTCCATCCCCTTCATCTTCACTGTATACCGCTTCTCTTTCTCGATTGTATAACCATTGATCCAAGCTTCTGCAAAGATATCTACGTTTTCTAACTCAAGCCAATCGTCAACCGCACCTCTTGGTGCTTCGTTGATCGCACCAGCGATGTTATACCCGTCTTCTTTTGCTTGCACGATCCAGTCAGCAATAAACCGTGGGATCATTACTTTCTGTGGTTCATCTAGTTGTTTAAAGTCTTCTATAACTCCGTTGATTGTAACGATTGGAAAAGCATAAAGCTTTTCAAAAAGATCCTCGTACTTTTTAATCAATTCCTGTTTATTCATTTTCACACCTTCTCAACTTCCATACCTTCGCAATCGAACACCCAGCCTAAATCTAATTTTTCAAGATCAGATTTTGTAAAATTAGTTCTAAAACTTGGATCGAAATGTGGACCTAGATCATCATTGCATAAGTATTGTTTCGTAGCTTTGAACTTAACTGTATACTTCGGTTCTTTCTCGACTGTGTAATCATTTGCCCAAGCTCTGGCAAAGGTGTCTTGATTGCTTATGTCTTTTAACCAAGCGATAACCTCATCGCTATTTTCGGCATAAAGTCTGATCGTAGCTGTTTCCAATGCAGAACGTATGCTACGTCTATCTACCAATTGAGCCTTGAAAATCCAATCACTTATAAACTTAGGAACTGTTACTTTTTGTGATTCGTTTATTTTTTTTAAATCACTGATAAGAACATGGATATTGACATCGTCTGTAAAACTAGACACTCTTTCGCATTCTTCTATAAAATCACTCAGTTTCATTTTCTTTCTCCTTTTGTTTTCAGAATGGTAAATCACTTTCATCAATGTCCATCGGATTTGTGTAGTTAGGTGGCATCTGTTCAGCCATACTGTTCTGGTTGGCAGTGTTATCACGTTTTTCCAAAACTTGGAAATTTTCTGCGACAACTTCAGTCACATATACACGTTTCCCGTCATTTCCTTCATAGCTTCGAGTCTGGATTCTTCCTGTAATTCCAACCAACATTCCTTTTTTGGTCCAATTACAAAATCTTTCCGCTTGCTCTCTCCACATCACACAGTTGATGAAATCTGCATCATATTCACCACTTGCATTTTTGAAATTTCGATTGCATGCGACATTAAATTGAGCTGTTGCGATATTGCTTGGTGTGTATCGCAGTTCTGCATCTCTGGTTAACCGACCAATAATGGTCACGTTGTTGATCATTGCTATCCTCCTACATTATTCATTTCGGCAGCTTCCTTAACTGCTTCTGCTTTCTTTCGTTCCTGAACTTGGTACTCCCGATTTAATTTATTTAGAATTACCTCTTGTGCAGTGTTTTGTTCAGCAAGACGCTGAATACTTAATTCATGCTCCTGAATGGTCCACTGCATATCTTTAATTTTATTTTCCTGATCAACCAATCTAGAGTTGAGATTGATAGCAATCACTAATGTAATTCCTGCCAATAAAACCAAGTTGATGATTAGCCAGTCGATTTTACGTTTCATCTTCAATTACCCTTTCTAATTTTAGATGTCCTGCATTTCGTCCCTGCTCGTTTAAGTGGATGTAATATTTGAGTAATGCACTATCTTTCCCAGTAATTCTGCTCAATTCTTTTAAAGTCCCTGTGCAGATGTACTTATCACGATCATATAACTTATAATCAGCAAGTTCTTCTGGATCGCCCATCAATGTTTTTTCCTCAATACCGAAATACTCACACAATTCTTGGACATAGTTGGGATTGATGTCGTCTTTCGTGATCCACTCTTGTATCGTCTGTTCACCACGATAAAGATTTCTAGAGAGTTCTTTGCGAGTGAGACCTTTCCCTAAAATCAACAATTGTAATTGCTGACGAAAGTGATCCATTTGATTTTTCGTATAATGTCTCATAATTATCACTCCTGCTTAACAATCGCTGTCTTTTCGAGATCTTCACGCTTTAAATCTGCGATAAGCCAGTCTAAGTATTTCTTTGCCTTATTTAGATCTTCCAATCCATTTTTCTCTTGATAGCGACAAAGATACTTGATGACATTTCCCCAGTAAAATCCCCGGACTTCTTTTTGTCCTCCAGCAAAATTGCGAATAATGTCAATCGATTCAAGACCATATTGCCCAACGTAGTGATTAGGTCTATTTACTTTGTCAAAACCATTATTTAAAATTTCTTCTGTCATTTTAATCGTTCCTCCTTGATCCAAACACCATCCACTAATTTTCCTGTTCGATCTTTGATTTCTTCATAAGCGATGTTCAAGCACTCGACAAAATCATGATGTAACAATGCTGAAATTCGCATCAACTCATAAACAACATTTTTTAGTTGGTATGATTGTCGGTTAAAATATGCTGCCAATGATTGGTCCATCATTACAACGAAATAATCTTCTGACTTTGCTGCCTTGGAAAATACGAATATATTATTTTCTGGGAAAATTTCTTCTGTCTTGATTCCTAATTGCAAAGTTAAACCGATCAACACTACAGTGATGTCTCCGATGCTGTCCTTTGTAACTTCTTCATCGTTTTCTGCTAATCCTCGTGAAAGCTCACCGATTTCCTCATACAGTTTCAAAAATTGCTTGTTTGGATCTTGCGTTTGCAAATTCCGGTCATAAAACCAGCGCTGAACTTTTGCGATTAAATCTTTTAATTGTTTGTTTTCCATCAATATCTCCTGCTTTCTGTATCCTCTGGGAATTTAAAAATATGTTTGCTTGCGCCCTTGAAGATCCGGTCAGCAAGGGCCTTGTTGTAAATTGTTTTAATATCGTTGCTCGATAAGTTTGTATTAAAAAATGTTGTTTGACGATTGTCCAAGATTTTAAACAGTACTCGTTGTCTCCACTCATTTGCTTCTTTGAGGTTCCCACTCATACTGCTCTCTTTCCCTAAATCGTCAAAGAAAAGAAAATCAACGTTGCTCAGTAGATTTACAGCATAACTTTCCGTGAAGTCTCCTCGACCATTGAAGCTCTCTTCAATCTTTGAAAAGAGCGCAGAAGTCGAAATGAATAGCACGCTCTTTGGTTGCTTGCATTCTTTGAATTTTTCGTTTAATGCTTTGGCTATTCCGATAGAAAGATGGCTTTTGCCAACTCCTGGAGGACCGCTCAAGATTACATTTCCTGTTTCAAATTTTAGGAAGTCTCGCAACATCCTTTTTGAAAAATTCAAAGCTTGCTCACACAACTTATTTCCAGCATCGTAATTATCAAGTGTTTTATCTTCCAATTCCTTTGGATAGATGCTCTCACGATCAAATACTTTGTATGTATTCGCTAGAATGGACTGGATAACTGCTTCTTGCTTTAAGTGTTCCTGCAATTCATCGATTCCTTCTTTTTCGCATTCTGGACAAATGTCGAGCGATTTCTGGGATCCATTAATCATAACTTTTGCATTGATCATCTTGGATCCATGCTTATTACATATTTTTGGTTCACTAGTTGAACCTACTTCATAATCCTGATGCATTAAAACCCTAACCTTTCGTCCTGTTGTTGACTTGATGCAATCGAAGACATTTTCTGATTTAAGTATTTTTCAAACTTACTTGCATTAAACAATGTGTCTGGAGTTAAATACTTGGACATTTTGGAATCATTCTTCCACTCAAGAGTTTTTACATCAATTACATGCTTAAAGTCATCTATTGAGTAATTTTCACTTAAACGACCATTGATTAGTCTTTGGGTCGATTTGCTAGTAGGTTTAAAATGAGATCCTGTTTTGTCATTTAGATATTTGATAATTTCGTCATAGACATCAGATTGAGCTTTTTGCTCCTTATCTATATCTATATCTATATCTATATCTATATCTCCGTTGCCTTTTGTTGCATCAGCGTTGCATTGCAACGCTTTTTGATTTTCTCGATGCTTGCGAGACCTACGGGTGCTTGCTGTTTCGCTCCCTACCATTTCAGGAACTTGCTCTAGATTAAACTGGTAATTATCTGATGTAGTCAATAATTTTTTCTTTGTTAAGAACATCAGTGTTAATCTGATCGCTTCTGGGTCTTCGTCTATTAAGAGAGAAAGTTCTTCAGCTAGATCCTCTGCCAATCCCTCGAAATATAGTTTCCCTTGCTCTGCTAGACTTGCCAGCATCATTTTTAGGTAGATGATTGTGATTTCCTCTCCACCAGGAAGCTTTCTCATGAGCTTCATTTCTTTGGAATTAAAGAAGTCATCTTTTAGTTGTAACCAGTAATATCTACGATTCTCAGTTACCATTCATCAAGCCTCCTTATTTGAAAATTTCGCATATTCCTTGTGAAAGAATAGTTTGACCGTTCCTAGACTGCCATGTCTATTTTTCTCAAGAATTAACTCTGTAACATTATCAGGTTCCTCCTGCTCTTCACGATTGTAGTAAGCTTCTCGATAGAGAAATGCGACTATATCGGCATCTTGCTCAATCGAACCAGACTCTCTTAAATCTGAGAGCACGGGCCTTTTGTCGTTTCGCTGTTCAACCCCACGAGATAGCTGACTCAATGCAATTACCGGAACTTTCAATTCCTTTGCTAAAATCTTCAACTGTCTGGATATTTCAGACACTTCCTGTTGTCGATTTTCTCGACCTCTACCGGTAATTAGTTGAAGATAGTCAATTACGATCAATCCAAGTCCACCAGTCTCTTGAGACAATCGCTTGGCTCTAGATCGAATCTCAGCAATCTGAATTCCTGCTGTATCGTCAATATAGATTTTTCCTTTTGCAAGTTGCTCTTGTGCCAGGATCATCCTGCGCCATTCGCTTTCAGAGAGATTCCCTGTTCTGACATGATATGACGGAATCAAGCCTTCTGCTGAGAGCATACGCTCTACAAGGCTTTCTGCTCCCATTTCAAGAGAGAAGATTGCTACTGGTTTTCCGGCTCTTATTGCCACATTTTGGGCAATATTTAGAGCGAAAGCTGTTTTCCCCATCGCTGGCCGTGCTGCAAGAATAATTAGATTGTCAGTATGTAGACCAGTCGTGATATTGTCAAAGTCTGTGAAGCCTGTTGGTGTTCCTGTTACATCACCAACACGTTGCGAGCGCTCATCAATAATTGACTGTGTGGAATCAATGACATCGATGATTGGACGAAATCCAGTCTGCTTGTCATTTGCTATGTTTGATAATGCTTGCTCGGTCTGAACGAGTATGTCATTTAGATCTGATTGACCATCATATACATTGGTTATCGTTTGATTGAGATCTTCGATGACCTTCCGTGCTCTCGCTTTTTCGGCTACAACCTTGGCATAATGCTCAATGTGAGCACTGGTTGGTACGGCATTGATGAGACTAGCAAGAAATGCCATCCCTCCAATTCGGTCAAATTCTCCTATTGAATCAAGAGCTGATTTAACTGATACGGGGTCAATAGGTTCTCCCTTGTCCGACAAATCTTCCATGATTCCAAAGACGATGCCATGTGATAGTTTGTAAAAACTTTCTTTTGTGAGGTATTCAGAAGCAATGAGGATCTTATCTGGATCGACAAATACTGATCCGATTACTGCTTGTTCAGCAAGTGTATCGTGAGGCAGGATATTTGTTTTTTCTGCCATTGATTAATCCTTTCTATATTTGATATAATAAAAATAAAAATGATTGGAGTTTAATATGACTTCTCAAAATAACAACGATATGGAAATTAATCATATTCCAATTTCATCAGATACTGGTGATGCTTTATTTAAACCTGCCGCATCATCAATTGGGAATGCTGTAGGAACCGTGTTGGATGGCATCTTCCATGTTGTTTTGGATCCAGTGCGCAAATTCAACATTCAAAAAGAACATGATTTAAAACTCTTTCAAAAAGAAATTCAAGAAGAGGTTAATAGAATTCCTTTTGAATATAGAGATGATTCTAAAGTAGGTATTGTTTTAAAATCTATTGAGGATTCAAGATACCAATTGAATGAGGTAGATATTAGAATTTTGTTTGAAAAATTAATTTCTGCTTCTTTTGATAGTCGTAAGAATGCCAATATTACTCCAATTTTTAGTACCATTCTCTCTAATATGACTCCTAAAGAAGCAAAATTGTTGGAAATGATTTATAAAAATCCATACAGTTTAGTCACAATTTGCAAACCCAAAATTGTAAATAATGATACATCTGCTAGTAGAATTGTAGGAAGAACTCATTTATTATTTAAATCAGAATGGTCTACAAGTTATGATTTAGAGTTATCTATTTTAAGTTCTCATAATTTGATAAATGTCCATGAAGATACTTATCTTACACATGAATTCTTTTCTGTTGACTACGAAAATTACAAAAAACATCTAGATGATCTTAATCCACATTTTCATTTAAATGAAAATGAAGAACTAAGTTTTGAGAAGTCTTACGTATCATTGACAGAACTTGGCCAACTATTTTGTGATATTGTTTTTGAGAATTAATATCTTTTTGTCAATTCTATCTTCCATTTTCTTTAACTCGTTTGCTAAATGTTTTGAATACAAAGCTAAAACAACTAATGTTAAAAAAAAGCTGATAATAATTGTTAATAACATTTAAACTCCTTATCTACGATATCCAAAACGCATTGCTTCTCGTGCTTCTTGAATACGTTGCTGTTCAGCAATCATCTTTTTCAATTCTCGTTTTGATTCTTTGCATCGCTCGCTAATTGAGCTGATGATGATCATTTGAAATAAGACTACGATGATTAATACTCCGACTAAGATTTCTGCTAACATTTTAATTCCTCCAATATTCTTTTATAAAAATAATTCCTGTGTTATAATTAGTTTATAGTTCTTTCAAAGTGCCTTTCTCAAGGCGCTTTTTTTATTTTTGTAAGCTTCTACAGAATCGCTGAACATCTTCCAAATTGTAGAGATACTTCCCGCCCTTTCCGGACTGTTGAAATTGAAATTTCCCTTGGTCTCTCCATTCTTCTAGTTTAGTTCTACCCCATCCGGTCGCTTCCTGTAGCT